CTTACAGAAAAAATGAGTGAGTACAGAACAGAAACAGAAAAGTTATTATTTAATTTACCATTAGCTGGTTCTGCATTTAGAAAAATATATTACGACCCAAGTTTAGGCAGACCTGCAAGTATGTTTGTTCCTGCTGAAGATTTTGTAGTTAGTTATGGTGCATCTGATTTAAGCACTTGTGAAAGAGCAACTCATGTAATGAAAAAAGCAACTAATGATGTTAGAAAGCTACAAGTTATAGGATTTTATAGAGATGTTGAGCTACAAGCTCCTAGTGATGAGCTAAACAATATACAATCTAAATACAACGAACTTACAGGTTCTAGTCAAAGTTACGAAAATGACCAAAGACATACTATACTTGAAATGCAAGTAGAGCTTGATATTAAAGGTTTTGAAGATAGAAAAGATGATAAAATAACAGGTATAGCCTTACCTTATGTAGTAACTTTAGATTTACAATCTGGAGTTATCTTAGCTATTCGTAGGAATTATTTAGAAGATGACCCTATGAAAAAGAAAAGAGAACATTATGTTCACTATCAATATTTACCCGGTTTAGGATTTTATGGGTTTGGACTAATACATTTAATAGGCGGTATATCTAAATCTGCTACAAGTTTATTAAGACAGCTAGTAGATGCTGGTACATTATCTAATTTACCGGGCGGTTTAAAATCCAGAGGACTAAGAATTAAAGGAGATGATACTCCTATTATGCCGGGTGAGTTTAGAGATGTTGATGTACCCGGTGGTGCAATTAAAGACAATATTACATTCTTACCTTACAAAGAACCATCAGGAACTTTATATACTTTGTTACAAAACTTAGTAGAAGAAGGTAGAAGATTTGCTTCACTAGCTGATTTAAAAGTATCTGACATGAGTAGCCAAGCTCCTGTAGGTACAACACTTGCTTTATTAGAAAGGTCTTTAAAAGTTATAGGTGCAGTGCAATCAAGAATACATAACTCTATGAAGCATGAGTTAAGAATACTATCAAGAATAATATTTGATTTTGGTCCAACAGAATATCCTTATCAAATAAAAGGTAAAGAACTTTTAAAAGAAGATTTTGATGGCAGAGTAGATGTAGTACCTGTATCAGACCCTAACGCTTCTACTAAAGCACAAAAAATTATGCAGTATCAAGCAGCTTTACAATTATCTACACAAGCTCCTGAACGATATAATATGCAAGAGTTACACAGACAAATGTTAGATGTACTAGGTATTCAAGATGCAGATAAGATTGTACCGCTTGAAACTGAAATAGCACCAACAGACCCTGTATCAGAAAATATGAATCTACTTAATGGTAAACCTGTTAAAGCATTTATTTACCAAGACCATGAAGCACATATTAAAGTTCATATGTCTGCTATGGAAGACCCAAAAATGCGAGAGATGATTGGGCAAAGTCCAAATGCTTCCAGAATTTTAGCTGCATTTACAGACCATGTAACAGAACATATTGCGTTTCAATATCGTAAAGAAATCGAAAAACAACTTGGTGCTCCACTACCACCACCTGATGAACCGCTACCAGAAGATATTGAACTGCGTTTATCAGAATTGGTATCTGAAGCTGCAGAAAGAGTATTAGCTGGAAGTAAAGCAGAAGAAAGAGCAGAAGAAATAAACGAAAAACTAGAAGACCCTGTAATACAACAAAGAGAAAAAGAACTAGCTATTAGAGAAGCTGAAGTACAAAGAAAAATGAAAGCAGACGCAGAACGAATAGCACTTGATTTACAGAAAGCAAAAGCTAACGAAGAAATAGAAAAAGAAAGAATAGCATCACAAGAACGAATAGCTGGTGCTAAGATTGGTTATGATGCTGCATCAGATAATGCAAAAATATCTAGCAAAGAACGCATAGAAGGTGCTAAGATAGGCAAAGATATAGCGGAGACTTTATTAGATAAAGAAGATTAATGGCTGCATCAGATACAAATTTTATAGATGCTCTAAGAAAAAAAATTAGAGAACATATGAACGAACACGCTGACCATCTATCAGGTGGTGGGTGCAAAAATTTTGAAGAGTACAGACATTTAACAGGTGTAATTGCTGGACTCGCTATAGTAGAAAGAGATATACTCGACCTACAGGAAATAGCAAATCGTCAACAATGACGCAAGGACCTAGACCTTAATCTAGTGCAAGGAGAAAAATATGACTAAACCTGCAAAGACTGTTGAAGAAACTAAACAAGTTGAAGAAAGAACAGCAAAACAATTACCAATACCAAAAGGTTACAAAATCTTAATAGCTCTGCCAGAGCCAGAAGAACAAACAAAAGGTGGAATTATCAAAGCTTCACAAACATTACAAGTTGAAGAAGTTGGTTCTATTTGTGGTTTTATTCTGGATATGGGAGATGACTGTTATCAAGATAAAAAAAGATTTCCAAATGGTCCTTATTGTGAAAAGGGCGATTGGATTATTATGCGTTCTTATTCAGGCACAAGATTTAAAGTGCATGGAAAAGAATTTCGTTTAATCAATGATGACAGTGTAGAAGCTGTTGTTGAAGACCCTAGAGGTATTGTAAAGGTAATTTAATATGAGTGAAAATACTACAGCAAAACAAGAAGTTACGGAACAAGTACCGCAACATTCTAAAGAAGAAAAATTTTTTGGTGTTAAAACCACCTTTGAAAAAGAACCCAAAGTAGAATCTACAGATGAACTTCAAGTAGAAGTTATAGATGATAGACCTGCAGAGGATAGAAGACCACCTAAAGTAAAAACTGCAACTGATGGAGTTGAAGAAGAAATAGATGGTATTAGTGAAAAAGTCCAAAAAAGAATTGATAAAATTAAATACGACTATCACGAAGAAAGACGAGCCAAAGAAGCTTCAGAAAAATTAAGAGATGAAGCCGTTGGTTATGCTCAAAAAATCCAAGATGAAAATAAAAGATTATCTGCTTTAATTAACAAAGGAGAAGAAGCTTTACTTGGACAAATATCAGCTAAAGCTACTGCAGAATTAGAGCAGGGTAAAGCTGAATTTAAAGAAGCTTATGAAGCTGGTGATACAGATAAAATGTTAGCTGCTAATGAAAAGATTTTATCTGCACAAGTAGATGCAAAAAGTGCTAACGAAAAATTAAACTACTATCAACAGCAAACAGAAGCTAGACAACAACAAATGCAACAACAAAATAATGTTGCACAACAACCACAACCAGTACAACAACACACTCCACCTGACCCAAAGGCAGTAGAGTGGTTGCAAAAAAATACTTGGTTTGGAAATAAAGAACATAAAGACATGACTGGTTATGCTTATGGGTTACATGAAACTCTCATTCAAAATGAGGGCATATATCCTACTAGCGACCAGTATTATCAGGAAGTTGATAAGCGTATGCTACAAAGATTTCCTGAGTTTTTTGGAGAAGAAGAAGTACCTGTCGGCAACGAACAAGTTGTTGAAACTGTGATTTCCAAAAAACCATCGAATGTTGTAGCACCAGCGACAAGAAACAATGGTGCTATGCCACGCAAAGTACAGTTGACAGGAACCCAAGTTGCTCTCGCAAGGCGTTTGGGTTTAACACCAGAACAATATGCCAAACAACTCGCCAAGGAGGTGCAGAATGGCTGATAATGAAAATGTAACTGAAGAAGTTACGAGAGCTGCAAGAGAATCGGAATCCAGAGAGTCTGAAAAAAGAACTCAACCTTGGGAGCCACAATCAAAACTACCTAATCCAGCACCACAAGATGGCTGGGTATTTAGGTGGATAGCTACATCAATATTAGGAAAACCTAATAATGTAAATGTTAGTTCTAAATTTAGAGAAGGTTGGGAACCTGTTAGAGCAGAGGACCACCCTGAATTACATTTAGTTTGTGATGTGGATTCTGAATGGGCTGAGAAAGGCAACATGGAAGTAGGCGGTTTATTACTTTGTAAAGCTCCTAGAGAGTTAATGGAACAAAGAGATGAATACTACAGAAAAGTTGCAAGAGAACAAATGGAAGCCGTTGATAATAACTATTTAAAAGAAAATGACCCTCGTATGCCTATGTTAAAACCAGACCGCAAAACGAGAACTTCATTTGGTGGCAAATAACTAAATAATAATTTAGCTAGAAGCCCTCTTTTAAAAATTTTAGGAGAATTATATGGCTGCTTCAGCTACCCCAATGGGTGCAGAACCAGTAGGTTGTCTTAGTTCTAATGGCTCTTTTACAGGAAAAGTTAGACATTACAAGATAGCTTCCGGTTACGGCACTGCTATATTCTACGGAGATTTTGTAAAGCTTGTCAGTTCTGGTACTGTCGAAAAAGACACAGGAACTACAGCTTGTACTCCAGTAGGAGTATTTGTAGGTGTGTCATACACTGACCCAAATACAAACCAATTAACATTCTCACAAACATATCCAGCATCTACAAGTGCAAGTGATATTAGTGCGTATGTTGTTGATGACCCTTTTGTTGAAATGCAAATGCAAGGTGATGCTTCATTAGCACAAACAGCATTAGGAAACAATGCTGCTGTTGTTCAAACAGCAGGTAGTACAAGTATAGGTCGAAGCAAAAATGCTGTTGATAGCAGTACGATTGCAACAACCAATACTTTGCCAGTTAAAATTATTGAGTTCGTAAACGGACCTGATAGTGCAGTTGGCGACTCATTTACAGATGTTATTGTTGTCTTTAACGCAGGACATCAATTAACCAATACAACAGGCGTTTAATATAGGAGAATAAATTATGGCTATTTCAAGAGCACAAATGTTAAAAGAACTCCTACCCGGACTAAACGCATTGTTTGGATTGGAGTACGAAAAGTACGAAGATGAGCATACTATGATTTACGAAACTGAAAATTCTGATAGAAGTTTTGAAGAAGAAGTTCAGTTAAGTGGATTTAATCAAGCAGTTGTAAAAGATGAAGGTGCAGCAATCACTTATGATTCAGCACAAGAAAGCTTTACAGCTAGATACAACCATGAAACCATCGCTTTAGGTTTTGCGATTACAGAGGAAGCAATAGAGGATAACCTTTATGATTCACTTTCTGCTCGATATACTAAAGCATTAGCAAGAGCTATGGCTTACACTAAGCAAGTTAAAGCTGCTTTTCCACTCAATAATGGGTTTACAAATTCTTTCCAATCAGGAGACGGAGTAAACTTATTTACTGCAGATGGAGATGGTGTTACTGGTGGGGACGGACACCCATTAGTAAATGGAGGTAAAAACTCTAATAGACCTGCTACTGCTGCAGACCTTAATGAAACATCTTTAGAAGATGCTGTTATTAATATCAGTAACTTCGTAGACCAAAGAGGTTTGAAGATAGCAGCTAGACCTAAAAGATTAATTGTTCCATCTGCTTTGCAGTTTACAGCAACTAGACTTTTAGAATCTCAATTTAGAGTTGGTACATCTGATAATGATATTAATGCTATATCTAATAATGGGTCTTTCCCAGAAGGATATATGATTAATCATTATCTTACTGATAC